TGGCATTGTTCTTTTTTGAACCAATCAGATTGCCATTGTAGCGATGAAGACTTTGAGTTGTTGAAATCACATTTTGGCATGAGTGACGAAGAACTATGGGAAAAGTTTCCGTTAGACTTGCTTTGGGATGCTTGCAAAGAATGCGGTGAAAATATTTAGTTATTAATGTATTTTAACTACTAATATTTTGCAGTTAAAACAATAAAGCCTATATTTGGTACTATAAATAAAACGTATTATGGGATTAGGTAGATTATACAGAGAAGTATTGAATGGCGTAAGGGAGCAGCTTGAAATAAATAAAGCTATAGAAGAGCGGCATTTGAATTATTCATGCAAATACGATTACTTTTGCGTTGAGGTTTGGATAGAAGACTTTGAGCTTGTTGTTGCCGTTATCAGGTATTCCGATGCTAATATCTATGCTAACGTAAGCGATTATTTAGAAAGTTTGTTAAATAAGGAAGTGAAACTGTAGAAATGTTTGTTATTACAAAAATTATCATTATATTTGCAATGCTTTTCATTCATTGATTTTAAGGTTAATACTAAGCCGCCAAGACTGTGAAGTTATGGCGGTTAAACGGAGAAGTGGCGGAATTGATAGACGCTACAAGAGAATTTGGCACTCTGCTCTTTACAGGATTAGAAATCCAGTGGTTGCCATTATATCGGTTTGAATCCGATCTTCTCCGCAATGGCAATGTTGCCAGATTGACAATGCCGCTTTAAAGGAAAGCGTATCGGTGCAAGCCCGATTTAGAGTTTTAAGTTTTGCCAAACAGCCTCTGATGTGAATCAGGGGCTTGTATAAAGTCCTGTATCAAGCGTGGTGCAGGCAGAATATGGACGGGTGGCTGAATTGGTAAAGCCTATTAGACAGGAAGAAGGACTACAACGGTCGAAAAGGAGGTGCGCATGCAGTAGGTGAAATAGCGTGTTCTATGCGGGTTCGATTCCCGCCCCGTCAGCAAATAGCCCAAAGTACACGGGATCGAAGATATAGATGCAAGTCCATTTATCCGAAGCGTAAGTCGGCATAGTTGAAGCTCTAGGGATAATATAAAAGCTAAATTCTCGGATATTTCAGTTGGTTAGAAAGCTACACTGATACTGTAGAGGTCGCAGGTTCAAGTCCTGCTCCGAGAACAATTTCTTTATTTATATTTCATTGTTAAAAAAAAGAGCCGTCTGTGAAGATAGCTCTTTTTGCTTGTTATACCGTTCCAACCAGTGCCGCTCGTTGTGAGCTTGCTTCTAGTTGCGAGTTATATTCATCTTGTTTTACTAGCCTTGCTTTTTCGTCAGGTGAACTAAATGACGAGTTTTGTTCTGCGGCAGTCTCTTTAGTTAAATATCCATTTTGCACGCCAAGAGCAATACATTGCTGTTTTTCATACTCATTTTGCGGTATGTAAACGCTCATATCCGCCCTTACCTGCAATTTATTATATCCAATAATATCTCCTTGCTCAACCCCATAACCTTCCTTAAACAAGCTTAGAATGTTATCTAGCGACTTGTTATAGAAGTTAATATCAGAAACGCCTTGTTCCTGTGCGGGGCTATATAAAATCTTAACTGTTACCCCACTAGTATCTCCATTTATTTCAGGAGGAACAACGGTAAAGCTACCAAGAAATATCTGATTAAGAAGTGTTTCCAACTGTAATTGGAATGTATTGCTAGCATCCGCTTTCTCCAAGAATTTGGCATCCGAATTTTCGTCAAGCATGATAGCCCTAGCCTGACCTCTTAAATCACCCTGAATCTCAAAGCCTCCTTTTAATATCATTATTCTAAAGGCATAAGACTTGTTATTTTCAGCAAGCTGTGATAGTGCCAACTCAAACTTATCTATTAAGTCCTGTACTGGCGTCCAGCACGCTCCCATATCACGTTTATTATATTCAATAGGAACTCTAGAAAATCCATGCACTTCCTGCCTAACTAATACCCATCCTTCCGTCTTTAACTCTTCTGTTTGCAACGCTTCAAAGTCGTTCTTATCATCCCAAGCTACGTTTGGAAGTGATTTTTCATTATTGTCAACGCTATACTTATATGTGTATAGATACCTATCATCCCAAACATCTAAGTAAGGCGTGTCCTCTTTCTTGTCGTAATCATAGCTTGTATATTCTCTACCAAATATTTTAATGTTTCCAAACCTGTCATATACGGGATGTAGCTTGTCACCATTTAGTATAGAAAATACCTTATACGATACCTTACCCTTATACATAATAAGGCAAACGGCTGCATCTCCAACGCTCTCTACGTTATCAATGAACTCATACTTACACGTTTCCATGTTCTTAGTAACCCATCCGTTTTTAAGCTCTACGTACTTTGATTTTTCATCATCTGTAGGATTCTGTTTAAGATGGGCAAACTTTGTAGGTTCTGCGGTTATATTAGACACTCTTTTCGTCTTAATAACACGCTGTAATGGTACAGAAATACGCTCAATAGGTATTTCCATTAAATTCATTACAACATTTCCGCTTGCATCCTTAATCTCGTTACCCATAGCATCCGTTGCGGGAACACGTTTCATTATGTTCTCGTATGTAATCGGATTATTTATCTTATGCCCGGCAGGATCAAGTTCCGAAAGAAATTCTTCTTGATAAACCTGTGTTTTAAACCGTCTATTTGACCCAGTATTTGGTAGGTCTCTGTAGAACTTAGGTTTAATGTTGCTAATGTCGTTAATTGTAATCATAGCTTTTTAAATAAAATATATACCTTTTCTTTTAACTTCTTTTTTAGTACCTTTTACTAGCTCAATATATTCTCTTAGATAGAAAGCATCAAAAAAGTCGGAACTATGACCTATCTTTTGTATAATCATAGGCTTAGTAATTGCTTTAAATTTATTATCTACCTTAGAATCACGTCCCAATGCAATATATTCCTCACGTAAATGGTCTATAAGCATTTTCCCATCTATATTAGAGAATAATAAGTTTTGGTCTATAGAATAGCCTAAAGATTTTATCCTTTTTGCACACATATCCACACATTGAGCTTTTACATTCTCGTATGCCGACACATATTGCTTTAGACTACCAACCTCAATTTGCTTCTTATCGAATGCCATTGTATTGGCAATAAAGTGCATAGCATTCATAAAGTGTTCCTCTAGCCCCGTACCAATACCAGTATCATCATAGCACACGTCCTCTTCAAGAACCATGTGCTTATCCATAAACAGTCTTATTTCCGCTTTAAGAGATTCAGCACCCATTCTTACTGCTTTGGCATCTAGTAAGTGGAATCCTTCCCAATAGTACATTACGGAGGCATCCTTGCCTTTTAGTGATACATCTACCGTTATACATTTATAATCGGATGATTGTATATTATTGTTAAATATTGCATTAAGTTCATTTGGAGTAATAAGGGATTCCGCATTTCCTTTTGGCATCCAAATACCGTCTAAGTCCCTAGCTTTCTCTTCCTCTGTTAATGTGTTAAGGTTCTTAAAATAAGACGGGTCGTTATCTAGTAGAATCTTATTTTCTATCAGTTTACCATATATGAATGTGGCACTAAAAATAAACATATCTAGTTTGTTGCCAAACTCTTCCATTTCCTTAGTCCACCTTTTATCAATTTCGTCTTTCGCTTGCATGTAAACCTCTTCCTTTGTTTCTCCAAAGTATATTTGGTCTTCACGCTCTCCCCACATGTAGAAGTATAGAATTTTACCGTCCATTTCTGGAATAGGTCTTCCGCTTTCATCTATCCATTTAGGTCTTGTCTCTGCTGAATTTTTAGTTGGAGAATACCTTCCAGATATAAAGCGATACACCCAACTTTCAGCATCTGGATTACAAGTACCAATCATTTTTGTCTTTAATCCATGTGAGCTACGCAAACACGTAATTAAAAACTTCCAATGTTCGTATGGCATCTGCGTTATCTCGTCAATACCTATGTATGCTAACTGCTGTCCCCTATGCCTATCCTTAAAATCGGAAGCTGAATCTGAATAGTAGTCAAAATTAAGCCTACCACCTTCTTCAAAGTTCCAAGTCATATCGCTTTCCGACTTGTTATATGTACCTAGCATCCTATAGAAGTTATTACTATCTCCTACAATACCTCCCGCTCTTTTAGCATCGTTCTTCTCTTTACGAAATATAGAACCTGTAAAATATGGGCTACCTATATATTCGTAAGCTTGCATCAATAAGGACGCACTCTTTCCTCCTCCACGAACACCGCCAGTTATAATAAAGTCAGCTTCAGACGACAGCACTTTCTCTTGTCCTCCAGCTTGAGGTATGATATTAAACTTCCTAGAATCTTTCTTTTTACGCAAATCGCATATATAGTCATAGGAATATACTTCCATTCCATATTGGGAGAATACGCTATCTAGTTTTGTTTCTTCGTTTTCCATGCTATTATATAATATGTACAAAGATAATAAATACAAATGAATTATGGAAATTTATGTATTTTTGCACGTTAACGCATTGCTTTTTAGTAAATTTGCATATTAAAAAACTTATTATTATATTTGTACCCGAATCAAAGCTCGTAATGCAATAGTAATGTTGTGTTGTGGGCTTTTTTAGTTGGATTATATTTATAGGCTTTGATTCGCACCAATTCAACTAAGATTCCCGCCCAAAGAGTTGGGCAATATGGCGAGGTGGTGCAATGGTAGCATTTAGGGTTCATATCCCTTAGACGCGGATTCGATTTCCGCTCTCGCAACTAGACAATTATTAACTAAACAAGAATTATGGAACAAGAACAAATCTTATCCAAACTAAATGAAGGACTAGGACAAACCAGTCTAAGCGAAAGAACGATTGCTGATTTTGTAGGTGTTTTAGAAGTACCAGAAGACGAATCTAAACATGCAGATTTTTTTTCTAAACAAGTTAAAATCTTAAAGACTTTGGAAGGTCAGTTATCGCATGAGGTTGCAACGAAGGTTGACGAGTTTAAAAAGAACTATAAACCTGTTACTGCAAAAAAAGAAGAAGAACAAAAAAAGGATGATGAAATGCCTCAATGGGCTAAAGAGATTAAAGAACAACTCGAAGCTCAAAAGCAAAAAGAGGCTGAAATGACGAGTAAGGCTAAAAAGGAACAAATCCTAAAATCAGCTTACGATAAGGCTAAAGATGGTGGTGCTGTTAACGATGCAGTTTTGGAAATCGTAAAAGCATCAATTGATATTTCCGAAAGCGATACTGAAACATCTGTTAAAGATAAGATGGTATCTAAATACAACGAAATGTATAAAAAGCTTTATGGTAATGGAGCGCACCCGTCTGTAACTCAAATTCCTAGTTCTGAAAATAGAAAAGCCGAAGACGAAAAGTTCAAAGAACTTCTAAGGCGTAACGGAAAACTACCTAAAAAAAATTAAACTATTTAAACTATGAACATTGATTTTTTAAGTATGGGTAACACTTACGGTTCACTTTCAAAAAAGTTTGGAGGCTCTTTCCCTGCGTGGAGGTCTACAAACCCTAGTGCAACCTCTGGTGGTATTCTTTCCCCGCTACCTGCTGTGGGGACTTTCATTCCTTCTGGCACAATGGTCTCCCTAGATCATACAGGTGGAACTTGCAAAATTATCAAGTCTTGGTACGCTGCTGCTGTAGCCACGAATGTAGCTACCTCTATTAAAGTAAAGCTTGCTTCCATTTACACCGTAAAGCCAGTTGTTGGTGATTTTATTATGGTTGCTCCTTCTACTGTTGCTACTACTGGTCAGGGAGCTGAAATTACAGCCGTTGCCGTTGATAGCAATGATGCAAGTGGATTGACTTATGATGTAACTTTAGCAGCTACTCTTGGCACTGCTCTAACTACTTCTACTATTCTAATTTCAGCCGATAGCGATGAAGCTACCGCAGCTATTTTAGCTAAACCTTACGGTTTCTCTGGAAGAGATATTAATATCACAGAGGGCATTAGTAATGCTGCTGTAGAGGTTGTATTTGATGGTGTTCTATTCTCTGATAGAGTTCAGCCTGTTCCTGATTGTGTTAAGTCTATTCTACCTAAAATAACTCTTGAAAACGAATATTAATTATGATACACGATCCTTCAACATACGATTTAATCTCTCTAGGATTAGGGGGTAGATCATTTCAGGAATTTGTAGACTCCTATTTATTTGAAAAATATAGCGGTCTAAAGATTGACGGCTTTGATTTTGATCCGAACTTGCAGTTAGACTATACCTATCAGCAATTAGAGGCAGAATATGGTTTGTACACCATGCCTTCGTATATTGCTCCGGGTTCTCCGTCTCCTGTTAAGTCAAATAAGAGCATTTCTGTAAACTTTGGTACTATTCCTCATAATAGCCACTCTATTATGCTTGACGAACAGACCCTTAGACTACAGGCTTATCTTAACCAGCAAACGGGAGCTTTCACGGAACAAATGAGAACAGCTATTAACATGCTTCTTTTTGATTCTAGTGATAAGTTAATCGGTGGTAACTACTCTGCTCTTACTTATCAAAGGGATCAGATGGTTTCCAACTTTGCATTAACGCTTACCGATTCTAATGACCCGCAAGGATTAAAAGGAATCACAATGTCGGCTAACGTGCCTGCTGCTAATACGACAACTCTTGCTAGTACGGCTAAGTGGTTTACCGATGCAGCCAATACCGAAGGTTCTGCTTCCGATCCTATTAAGGACTTGCAGGGTATGATTGTTAAGATTAAGAATAAGGGTGTACGAAGCTATCATTTTGAAATTGACGAGCTTTCTCTAATGAGAATGTTTAATCACTCAAAGGTAAAAGCCGCTCTTGCCGTTTCTATGTCTTTGAACATTGCAGTTGACAATATGGCTACCGCAGAATCTCTTCTTAACTTTGACGTGAAGAAGACCATGCTTTCCAATATTCTTGGTTGCCAAGTTATCTCAAAAGATAATGTTGTTGCTGTTGAGAAATTTGATAAGACTACTGGTGAGGTAGAATCGTCTCAAATCAGATCGTTTAATCCGAACACTATTGTACTTGTTCCTGACGGACAGATTGGTACTATTAAATCGGCTCAACCCGTATTACTTGGTAGTGTGACAAACGGTGAAATTGCATCATTTGACGATGGTAGAACTTTGTTGAGACGTTATTACGATATTCGTACTAACAGACAGTATATCCAATCGGATAATGCTAGCTTGGCAATACCTACTTCAGCTCAAAAAATGTTTAGATTAATATTTGCTTAATATATATGATTTTAAGTGTAAACATAATAGGTAATGGTAATGTTAGTGGCGGTGGTAGTTACGCAAGTGGCTCTGCCGTCACCCTGAAAGCTGCTCCTATTGCAGGATGGACTTTTAAGGATTTTGTTATTGATGGCACATCTTATGCGTCAAACCAATATTCTTTAACTGTCGGAGCTTCCGATTTATCCGTATCTGCTACTTTTTATGTTTCATTTGAGGATTATTTAAAAGGCATATTAGCTTTTGATATAACAGAACAAGCACTAAATAGCATCCGCATAAAGCGCAATATCGACTTTGGCACAGACGTTAAAACATTAATAATTAGAACGCTCGAGTTAGCTCAAGCCGATGCGCTTATGTGGTACGCTACTTTACCTAGTTCTAAAACTGGAGCAAAAGATTCAGATGGCGGTTGGTCGCATCAAGAAGCTACTGTTTCTATTTCGTCAGAGGATAGGAAAGCTTTTAGAAGTCAGGCTATGGCTATTTACCGTAAATGGGGAGAATCAAATGGATTAGGGACTTTTAAAATAGTAAACCTATGATAGAGAACCCTAGATTCCCGCATACAGTAGAGATATATAGGGCATCTAGCTTAAATGATGAACCCGTATTTGACGATGATGGTAACGAAGTTACGCCTATTGTTTTTACTAGTGCTTGTGGTTTAAGAACTGTTAACAAATATGCTGATATTAATGCAAAGGTCATTGAAGCTGATTACAAGCTAGCTCTTCCTAGTCACACGTTTATTATAAAGATTGGAGACACGCTAAAGTTTACAAACGGTATCAACGGTCAAATAATAAACGGTACTGTAAAAGAGGGACAGCCTACTAATTTTGGTTATAATTTATATTTCAATAGAACGGGAACATGATGGATATAGGTAAGCAGTTTGATATGGGCATACAAAAAGCCAACTCTATTATTTACAATAATCAGTTAAATAGTTTAGTTGCTTATTGCATGAAGCTAGTTAACGAGATATTGCCAAAACAAAGAGAATATAAAAATCAAACTGGTAATACCGTAACATCTTATTCATTTGGTATCTATTACGGAGGTCGTATCGTTTATATAGGTTCTAATGGACTAAAAGACCCTGTAAGAGCTAAGTTGCAAAAAGGAGAGAAGTGGAGCGGTGTAAACTATGATGGACTAGAAACAGATTTGTATGGAACTATAGACACCGATGGTGGATATGGCGAAAGTACAGCTAAAAGTTTTCTGAACTCATATAAGCCGACTACTAAAAGTTTTGCGGTGGTTATCACTACTGGTACTGAATACTCTTCTTATTTGGAAAATAAGCACCATTTGAACGTGTTATCCGATTCTTTTGAAACAGTAAGTTCAGATTTACTAAACAGCTTTATACCAATAAAATAATGCTACATACTAATTACGATATTAATAAGATAGAGACGGAGTTAAAGACAGTCGTAAAGAATGCGGGTCTTTCGCTTAATGTATATACGGGAGACAGACCGTCTATCGTTGATAACACTCTAAATGAATTAGTAGTCGTAAGTGTAGTATCTACCTTATCTGACATGATGGCTTACGGTAGATGTATTTGTGCCATTGATATGTTTTCAAAGGACTTGTCTAATGGATGTAAAAACGGAGTTAAGCTATCAATAATGACACAGAAAGCGGTAAGTATGTTACCAATTAATAGTGTTAACTACGTATTTTCAAACGAAGCAAATGTGATTCCACTAGGTAGCGATGGATATGGCTATCATGTAGAACGCATACAATTTGCAACTTTTATAAAAACAACTTAAAATTAAATAATTATGCCTGCAACATTAACAGATGCCATGAAGTCGGACTTACACTTAGGTAATGCCGAACTAAAGATTGCTTTGTGGTCTGATACAGCTCTTACCGCTACTACCTTTACCGATGCTGATAGTATTTTTACCGTAAAAGATACTCTTGCTATTACAGAGGGAACACCTACTTATACTAGCCTAAAGCTAGACCAATTGAATGAAACCTATGCAGCTCCTTTGACTGATAAAGGTGATAGTACTATTGCAGCTACTATTCCGTTTAATGCGATGGAATTTTTTGATTACTTCTATACTGCTGCTGGAGTTCAACCTACAGCATCAGAGGCTACTCCTTTAGTTATTGACGGAGAATCTTATAAAGAGGCTAAAGCATTCAAGTTTAGCGACAAGGTCGTTAAGGCTAGGGTTTATATAAGAAGCAAGAGCGGTAATACTGCTATCGTTTTGATGAATGTAAACTTAGCTGTTAGTATCGCATACAGCAACGTATCTTCTACTCCTCTCGGTCTTGCACTATCGGGAAGTATTATGGAAGACGGTGCACGTGGTTCTATCGTGGTACTAAAGGGATAGTCACTACTTTTATTTTAATCCTATAAAGGGGGTGGGGGTTACACTCCATTCCCTTTGTTTTTAATTATTCATCCGACACAGATTATGAAGAAACCTACAGTAGACGACCAAAAAAGTCTAATTGAAATTGACAGTCAGAAATATGAAGTTGTCAACATCCCACGTACTAATAAAAAAGTAAAAATAGGATGGATGAAACCTCATACGTTTGAATGCGTATCAAAGTTAATGCTAGATAGCGGATTTGAGGATAATAGGGAATATGTTCCAGTAAATGATAAAGAAATTAAACGATATTCAACCTTTGTTAGCAAATATGCGGCATTAGTTATATTAAATGGTATTAAAATTAATTTATTTTATCATATATATTGGAGGTGGCTATATTACGTAAAAGGGTATGACTTTAATCAGTTGATGCCAGTTATATTAGCATCTAAAAAAAAAGCACCATCGGCAGGATTTCAGATAGCTTTCTTATCGGGAAAACAGATGGTGATAACAAACATGACGATGACGGAGAAGGAACAGAAATTATTCCAGAACGTACTTATGTCGGAGTTCGGTGTGCCTTTGGAAAACAGTTCCCTTGGGCAATAGAGCCGCTAAAGCTATTTGGTGGACTTATCATTATACCTGAATACATATACCGTTATAAGCTATCTATGGCAAAGATACAGCTAATGTCTATGGATGTTTCAAGGATAGAATACGATAAGAATGATAAAAAAGATAAGTCTTCTGGGAATACTAAAGTAGACCAAAGAGCCATTGACTTAAATGCTGAATCGGTTAAAAAGCATAAGCAAAGACTTGCTAAACAAAAGATTGAGGAAGCTATACCAATTGATATTACAGAAAAATTTAACAATATATAACTATGCCAAAAATAGGAACACTTTTTTATGATATAAATGGTAACGATAATCTAAAAAAGATATTAGAGGAAAATAAAAAGAGAGCATTAGAACTGCAAAGAGTTCTAAAAGAAACTAATGCCATAATGGGCAAAATCGACCTAAGACAGCTTAAACAGTATAGTTCTATAATTGCTAAATCACAGATAGATTCCGCTAGGTTAGCTAGCATTAATCGCAAGTCTGATGACGAATCTATTATAAGGCAGCAAAGGTTAAAAACAGAAATAGAGCGCACGAACGCAGCACATCAAAGATACATAAACGCAACTGTTAG